TTGAACATCAACAAAAACTAAAATCTCAAATTTTTGGCAGCTACAACAATGTAGGCACTACCATTAAAAAATCTGAAGAAAACAAGCCCATTGAAGGAACAGATGTAAATTCTGAAAAGAAAGAAGCACCTGAATCAGTAAAAAAGGAAGAAGATAAAGAAGAGGGTGAAAATAAGGAAACAGAACAGAAGTAATTAAAAAATATTCGTGCAATTATCGGTTCAACAAACTCAAGAGCTTCTTAGAATAATTGATAAAAATCAATTAACAGTAATTGGATCAGAATTAGGTTCTGAATTTCTTACCGAATATGATAAGGAGCTTTTGAGAAAATACGGTATCAATCCTGATACCCTTTATTTGCCTGAATTAAGCTCAATACAAACATCCTTTCACTTTGGCATGTTGGCTGAAGCTTTGGGTGCTATAGAGGCTGCAAAGATTAATTATGCAGATCTTAGGCAGTATATAAAGGATGGTAGATATATTCCTGTAAGTACAAGACAGCAGGCAGCTATTCAAAGTATCAAGATGCAAACATTTTCTTCCCTGAAAACATTGGGGGGAAACATATTTGCAGATGTAAATAATATCCTTACCGATAAAACACAGGCAGGACAGCAGGAATTTTTAGCTCAGGAATTAAAGGATGGAATTGATAAAAGGTTAACCGTTTCACAGATAGCACATGAAATAGCAAGGAAAACAGGGGATTGGGGTAGGAACTTTGATAGGATCATTGAAACAGAAAGCCAAAATGCTTTTGAACAGGGAAAGGCAGCGGAAATTCAAAGAAGGAATCCTGATAAAGATCCATTGGTTTATAAGCATGTTCAGAATGGAGCTTGTAAGCACTGTATCCGGTTATACCTAACCAATGGCTTAGGAAGTCAACCTAAAATATTCAAGCTATCAGAATTAACGGCAAATGGCATTAATAATGTAGGAAGGAAGGTGGAAGATTGGTTGCCTGTAATTGGTGCTACACATCCACATTGCAGGTGCAGCCTTATGGAACTTCCTGAAGGATACCTGTGGAATCCGGAAACACAAAGGTTTGATTTGGTAGATCCCAAATACAAAGAACAAACAGCAGCTAAACGGCCTTTGATAAAAGTAATGATTGGAAATAAAGTACATTATTTGTAATAATTTATTAATAAAATTCTTACCTTTACACCACATTCAAGATCGCTATTAAATATTTCCTTTCAAAAATGAAAGATCTTGTTTTAAGAAATTCAGGTGATAATTCTTTAGTTGGAACTTTGCGTTGTGAAATGCTTTCCAATGCACCTGCACAATTTGAACCTGTAGAAATAAAAAACAATCAGGGTAAAATTGTGGATCAACTTATTGTTGGTACTCAGGTTATTCAGAAAATCAATTATTCATGGCCACAGTTTGTTACCAAGTGTTCCACTGATAACATTAAAATTGTGTCCTCTAATTCTAATGGTTCTAGTCCGGTAAACATAAACTAATAGCAGGTGGGTTTAATCAATGCTGATTACAAAAACATAAAATTCTCAAGATCAGATGGAATTGAGGTGAATGTAAAAGTAAACCTTAATGATCCATCCGATCTTGATGAAGATTTTTTAGTATTAAGCATTGAGAATATAAATACACCAATTGAAGTAAGGTTGTTTTATTGGATAAATAAGAAAAGGTGGACACTAAATGAGTTTAAATTTTTTGCTTTGAATAACAACCTGTGTATTCAGATTTACGATAAGCAAAATAATGAACTGGCTTCTTTGGGTGTGTGTGGGATTTCAGCAAGAAAGTTTAATAACGTATTTGGAAACAATTTTAACTAATGCCTACAGCTAGTCAAATAAAAGCAGCAATAGATGATCAGATAACGAATAAGACACAACCTTATTCTATTGATAATGTGGATGTGGGCAGTAGGATGAAGGAAATTGTAGATCTTACCGTTCCACTTCAATTTAATACTACTGCTGATAGAATAGCTTATTTAACCAATCCACTAAAGCAACCCTTTCAACAGGCAGATGATAAGCAGGATGGCAATAAATATTATATAAGCAAAGATGGATCAGCATGGATTTTATTAAGTACAAGCAGTGATCCAAAAATTGAAATTATTCCATTTGCAGGCCAATCTTCTTTAGTGATAGCATGGGATGTAACAAGAAAGGCAAAGTTTGGCGGCAATGCTGATTTTATCATTGAAACTCAGGATGAAGATGGGTTATATAGAAGGAAGTATAACTTAGAGATCATACCTGATGATATAAATAACACCACATCCTTCACTATAGATTTAGGTGGAATAAATAAAAGTGGAAGGTTAACAATCAAATAAAAATCGCACAATACAGATCGCTAATAGATAGAACTATTAGATGAAAAAACTGTTTTCGTTTCTTACATTCCTGATAGTAGGATTTACTGCATTTTCTCAAACCAAAGGTTATCTACAATATGATTCAGTTTACTTTCAAAGGCAAGGGGGTAATTCTGAATTAATCCTGTTAAATAAAACAAGGGATTCAGTTGGGTTTCTTGTAAATAAGGGTGGTGGTAGAACTGAGTTTAGAAGGATCTTAAAAACCCTAAACGATAGCACCTTTATTGTAGGTGGGGATACCCTTAAGACTAAAGCGGTTTCTAATAGAGGTGAATACATTCAAAACCAATACAGCACAAAACAAACGGCAAGCGCATGGATTGATAGTTTAAGGCTTTCTAATCTTAATATCAGACAAATTGGATCATACACCACTCCTTTTCTTGTTGGGCGCAGTTTTGATTCTACTAATAAAATTGAGCTTAGGGCATTTAAAACAAGAAGTGATGAAGGAGCTTCTATGTATTTCGGTGATTCATCCGGTGCAAACATTCAGGCCATATCAGGTAGTTATAATGGTGTGGATAACACCACTTTTGGATACAGAAATTTAGTAAGAGCAACAACAGCACTGTCTAATACTGCCTTTGGAACACAGGTATTAATGTATAACGTAAATGGAAATTTTAATTCAGGATTTGGCTCAAGGGCATTAGAAAATATTACAACAGGTGACGATAATTTAGCATTAGGCCAAGCGGCTATGTTTTCAAAAACTTCAGGTAGTTCAAATATAGCAGTTGGGAATAATGCATTGTCAGGTAATTTAATAGGAAGTTACAATACCGCAATCGGGAAAGGGGCAGGGGGTAGCAATTCCGGTTCATCAAATATTTTTATTGGCTATACAGCAGGCTCTAATAGTGGAGCAAAAAGCAACAGTCTTTATATAGACAATACCAATACAGAAAAGCCGCTAATAGGTGGGGATTTTATCAACCGAAGGCTTTTTGTAAACAACACCTTATCAATTAATGACACAAGTGTTTTAAACTTAGACGTACACAAATTTTATGTAAACGGTTCATCCAAGTTTGCGGGCAATATTGTTCAAACCACAGGCAGAACGATATTGTCAGGGGCAGTAGATGATGGCGCAACCCCACTGCAAGTAAATGGGAATATTTACAACACAGGCACAATTCGGGTAACAGGCAACACTGTTGCCAGTCCGGCTAAGATGGTAATGGATTTTGGTTGGTCGGGAGGGGCAACCTTTACACAAGACACAACATTTGGAGAATTGGTGTTCAGTCCTGCGTGGTATAATTCAACGTATAAATATGCAGGGGCGGCTATTAGGGGGTATTTCTCGGCAAATGCAGCAGGGATAGATGACCGTAATGGATTGAAGTTCTATACTACTGCAAATGATGGGTGGAGTGGCGTTCATTTTACCGACAAGGAAGCAATGAAACTAACCCCTTGGGGAACGCTTATGATTAATAGCTTAGGCTTTACGTTTGACGGTACGACCTTGCAGGTTAAGAACAGGTATCCGTCCTTTAGCACTCAAACATGGTACAATAGCACAGGCACATTAAAAGCCTCTATGTCCGATGCTGGCAAGCTAACGATTCAGGATCTAAACTTAGCCCAAACCTACACTCCAACAAGTTCAGCCGATGCAACAGGGGTAACAGGGGATGTTAAAAGAGATGATAACTACCTGTACATTAAAACTTCTACAGGGTGGAAAAGAACAGCTCTAACAACCTTTTAATTTTTAATCGCTTACAAAAACAGTAAAATAGATGAAAAAGTTTATTGCAATTTTAGCCTTAATTCTTACCATATCTGCAAAGGCACAAATACCTGCCAGTGATTCTATTCCTCAAATAGATAGTAGTGAAGTTAAGATTCCCTTACAATTTAAGACAAAACAGGTGTTATTAATCTTTGATTGTTTGGAGCAAAAAACACCACAGGTATTAAACCTTGGCAGTCAAATAGCCAAAGCAATAGATACCGCTGCCTATGATTCTGAACAGTTAATTACCATAACGGTGGAAAGTGGATTTATCAGGGATGTATATATGACGATGGGAGTGCAGCAGGAAAGGTTCACTTCAGGTATCAATGATGAAATTAAAGCTGCCTTACTTCCACAAATCATGAATTATAGTTGGTTGATGCGGCAATTGCAAGGCATTATGCAAATCAATAGTGGCCTTGTAGAACAAAGAGTGCAAAGAGCATTTGCTACCATAAAGCAAATGAAGTAACATGATCCGGTACAAAGGGCAAAACATAGATACTAAAAGTGGGGATATAGTTCTTTTTAGAAATGAATTTATATGGGATGAACCAATGACCTACTTAAGTGTTGCTGTAAGAGGCTTTACTAAATGTGAATATAATCATTGTGCAACTGTGGTAGGAAATGGGTGGGGTAAACTGTACATCAATGAAAGTATTGCAAAAGGTGTTGTGAAAAGAACCTTGGAAGAACATTTGGAGAGATCTAAAACAAGAATCCTGATTTTACGGCCAAAATTAGGTGTGGTGGAAAAGGAGTTTTGTGAAAGGGCAGATTATATGTTAGGTATCAAGTATGATTTTTCTTCCTTGATCTTTTATCAGGCACTATACAGAATTACAGGGGTATGGATAGGTAGGACAGAAGAGGCAGCAAAAACAGATGGAATGGTTTGCTCAGAATATGTAGCATGGTGTCACAACCTGCCTAAGTGGTGGTTGTATTCAGCAAAAGAACTTCTGAATAGTGAGTTATTTGAAGTTGTATATAGGGAAAATTAAGATCGCTATAAAAATTAAATTAAAAATGAAAAAAGGTTTCAAAATTTTTTGTGCTTTAGTGGTGTTTGCGTTGGTAATGCTTGTTCCGAGTGTAATTTTTGCACAGGATTCAACTGTAGTTAGTCCTGTAGTAGATGGAAGTGTAACTGATTTCTTCAGTTTCCTTTTAAGCTTTATTCCTGTTAAATATCAGGCAACAGTATTAACCATTGTAACCGGATTGTTCTTATTGGAACAGTTTTTAGCTGCAACAAGTAAAATTAAAGCTAATTCAACCTTCCAATTGATTGCAGGTTGGATTACAAGCATCAAAAATTCATTTACTAAGAAATAAGCAATTGAAAATTTAATTAATTCAGGCTGTATTGTATAGTACAGCCTTTTTTATTCTAAGGATCGCAGCAAAAAGAATGAAAATGGAAGTTGCAGTAAGTAAAAAAACAATTGATTTCATCTTTCAGGAAGAAACAGGTGGAAGGGAATATTATGAAAAACATGGTGCTAGACCTAGTTGGCCTAAAGGATCTTCAGGACTTACAGTAGGGGCAGGATATGATTTAGGGTATAATTCGCTTGAAGAAATACAAAAGGATTGGAAAGGAATAGCAAGCGATCAGGTAATTAAGCTGATGCAATCCGTATCAGGGTTAAGAGGGCAAAAAGCCGCTAATGCACTTACTTCAAAAATAATTAATGGTATCTATATTCCTTATGAATTAGCGTATAAGCAGTATGTAAACAGGGTAATTAAACCTGAAATAACCCTTACCGTAAAGGCATTCCCTGAAGCAGAAAAGCTAAATCCGGATACACTTGGAATCCTTACTTCAGTAGTATATAACAGGGGAACAGATTTAACCGATAATGATATAAAAGCTCAGGATAGAAGGGAAATGAGGCAAATTAAAGCACTTGTTCCCAAAAAGGATTATAAGGGCATTGCAGCCCAAATCAGAAGCATGAAACGGTTATGGGATGGAATACCGGATTATACAGGGGATCATGAACAGAAATTTACCGGATTGGTTTTAAGAAGGGAAAGGGAAGCTGTAATTGTGGAAGGATCGGAAAGAAAATATGATCCTTCAGAATTAATAACTTTTACGGTTTAATTTTTATTAATAAAATGTACCTTTGTAATTACTAAATTATTAATTATACTATGAGTTCAATTTTGGGCGAATTTGGGGATAAGATCTTAGCTGAATTAGCTGATATTCTAAAAACTAATAAAAAGAAGGGTGGTGAGGTAGGTAAGAAACAATTATATGCAGATATAATTGTAAGAAATGAAAACGGTGAGATCCTTTTGCTTCAAAGATCCTACCAAGATGATTTCATGGCAGGTAAATGGTGTTTGGCAGGAGGAAAGATTGAACAGGGGGAAGATCCCGCTATAGCAGCTAAAAGAGAATTGCAGGAAGAAACTGCTATTAATGCTCAAAACCTGATTCCAGTTAAACAGGTGGAAAAGGAAAACTGCATTATTCATTATTTCACCACTGTAGTTCCAAATGATGTTCTGATAGTATTGGACAATGAAGAGCATTACCGCTATGAATTTGTTCCTATATATCGATTAGATCGGTATGATATGATTTTGGATTTAGGGGAAGTGCTTCAGAACCAATTATTACCGGAAATGGGTTTTATTACCAATCCTATAAGTGTACCTGTAGAACCTGATGATTTTGCAGTAGCAAGCTATGAAGATATTGCTCTTCAAATTGAAGAAGTGAACCTATTTAAGCACAATGATATTGTAAAGGCTTTTGATGCAGAACAAATTTCTGATGATGATTTTGGGAAATACCTTCAGATTAGAAATGCTTTACATACCATTACCAAAGCTTATGATCAGGATCTAATTTCTACAGATCAATTCTTTGAATACCTAGAAAAAGGAAAGCACTATGAATTTGTAAGGGTGGTAAGAGATGGTAAGCAGTTCTATCAATATAGGGAAGTAGGAACAGATCACATTCAGGAAGATGTAGAGGTAGGTACTACCATTGAAACTAATGCCATTTTGGATCTTAGGATTACTAAGTACAGCGATAAATCCATTTTAATCTCAGGTGCAACTTACAAGAATCTTGAGTTGTTAAGAAAGGCTAAAGAGGCAGCAAATGGGTTAGGAACGTTTAATAAAGCCTTGAATGGTTGGATCTTCCCCTTATTCGTAAAAGATAAAGTATTGGCTTTAATGGCTCAAAAAATGTCAATTGATACCTATGATGAAACTAAGGCAAAAGAAGCCGCTATTGAGCTTAAAAACAGCGTGGATGTAGGAACTGAAGTAAGTATAGGTGGGCAAGCTGCTGAAGTGAAAGAAACAGGCATAAATGAAGAAGGGAAAGTAGAATATACGGTGGAAACTAAGGAACCTGAATCAAAACCAATTGCACCTGACACATTTGAAGAAAAATTGAAAACTGCCTATAATTTAGGTGTTGCTTCAATAGAAAAAGATTTCAAAGCTCCCATTCATGATAAAGAACTGTTAGGCTTATCGGAAAACCCATATAATGCTGAAGGGATCAAGTTGATGGCTGCATGGAATGAGGGCAGGCAAAAAGCTTTGTTTAAACGGAATCATGAAGAATGGGAACGTAAACAGAAAGAAGAAAAGGAAAAGGAAGCTATACAGCCTGAACCTAAGCAGGAAGAATCAAAGGTTGATGAAGTGCCTATTGGTACAATTTCCCCTGATGGCAAGTATGTAAAAACAGCAAATGGATGGGAATGGATCAAACAGGAAAAGAAGGTAACTGAAGAAGAAGTAGCAATTCCACCTGCTGATGAAAAGAAGGCTGAAGAATTAATTAATAATGCTACTGAGGAAAACCGATTCAAAACCGGAAAGCAGTTGTTTGGAAAGGAAGAAGGGGAAAAACCTGTAAGTGCAGAAATTGAACAGGAAGGGCAAAAAGAAGTGAAAATAGAGGTAAGGGAATTTACTGCAAGATCAGGTGAAAAGATAAATGCTTTGGACTTTACTCACATTAAGCATGATGAAATTTCCTTAGCCGATCCGGAAGATGTTTTGGACAAACCTAAGCCCTACTACATACCGGATATTAATGAATATAAGTTCAGTGGTTATAAAGATCATCTTTTTATCTTAAATGCTGTAAAACTGGAAGGGGATAATTATTTAGTTCCTATCAATGGCAGAATAGATAAAAAAGAAGCTTTTAGTTATGGTAAGAACAATAAAAGGGATGTAGATAATGAACAGGATTATGCTGTAATGTCATTGGATGTATTAGTAGCAACCACTGAGTATTATAGAGCTAAACGCAAAGCTGAACTAAAAAGAGATGCTATTGTCTATAATGCTGAACAAGTAAAGGATGTTCTAACATGGGATCAAAAGAAGTTAGACTATTATAAGCCTTGGAACTACAGCAGATTATCCGAAAAACAAAAAAAGAAATACAGTGAAGAGGCATGGAATAATTTACCTGTAGAGGAAAAAGCTAAGGAAATTCCTTATATGAAATCGCCTGTAGTAAGCATTAAATCTGAAACAGGTAGGATTAATGTATTGAAGGATAACAAAATGACAGGTACATCATTTGCCATGTATCAAAAATTTGTAGATAAGAACTACAAAATTCCTAGCTATGGTTTTGATAGAAGTGATCCTGCCTATCAGGAATTTATTCAAACCAAACAGCTTTTGGAATACAAGGCTAATGACATGGAAATCCAAAGGGAAGAAAATGGAAGTTCCTATGACAAGGGAAGGGAAACAAGTTATGGAGATAGTAATACTGAAGATGATTTGTTGCATTCGCATGGTGTTAAAATAAAGGCACAGAATGGTAAGGGCTTAAGGGTTGATCAAAAAGATCAGATCAAAGATCATTTAAATAAGGTATATGAAAGCTTTGGGAATCGAGCTTCAATGAGTAAGCAATTTGGTTTGAAAATTAGCCATTCAGGGGAAAAACTAATGCATGCAAGAAAGGCATTAGGGTTGTACGTTCCATCTATGAAAGCTATAGGGGTATCAAATGATCCTTTAGCGGGAAAGTTTGGATTTACCTTAGCACATGAATTTGCTCACTTTATTGATAACTATGTAGGAAAACAAAGAGGAAGGCACTTTGCTTCAGATGATTATTCATCTACAGCAGGAAGAATTGCGTCCATTTTCAGGGAGAATATGAATAAGAAAAGTGATAGCAATTATATGAATAGAACCTGTGAATGTTTTGCAAGGGCTTTAGAACAATACCATGCAATGAAACATGAAGGGGAAGATGCTATTAAATATCAATCACATGGTATCCCTTATCATAAAGATGATAATCAGGTTTCAAAAGAAAAGTTTAATACATTAGTTAAACCTATTATTGAACAATTCTTATCTGAAAATGATCATTTGTTGAAATCTGCATACAGTGAATTGGATATTATTGATATTAATAATGGTTTTGAATTAATTAAATCTGCTTTCAATTCAGAGCAAATAGATCTACCAACTTTCCTTCAGTATTCAGAGAAATATAACGATATAGTAAAGGGTGATCCTTCGCATGGTGGCAAGTTGGTAAAGAAAACAATAGTTGATAAAAAGGGGCATAAAACTACTGAATGGGTGAAGAGGGATGAAGGTGATAAAAAAAAAGATTCATCTAAACCACATGAACCTGTAAAACATTCCACTTCAGTATTAAGTGCATTTGCTAAAGAAACACCTGCTGCTGAACTGAAAAGGGTAATCAATGAAAGTAAAGATGAACGGTTAAGACAGGCTGCACATGCTGAATTGGATAGAAGGGATAGAAGAGAAAAGGTGAAGAAAAAGGATAAAAAGTAATTATTAATAAATTATTATTAATTTTACATTATCAATCGTAAAAAAGATCGCTGTATAACTTCTATACAGTAAGTGAGTAAGAACCAACAGAATAAATTCAACTTCTTTGTTGAAGCGGATATTAAGAAGGGAAAGGATGAAAAAGGTGATGATGTTGTTATCATTGATGGCATAGCATCCACCTCTTCTACTGATGATTCTGATGGGGAAACACTTTATCCTTCAGGATTTAATTTACAGCCATTTTTAGAATCCGGTTTGGTAAACTACAACCATCAAGGTAGTAAGGATTCTAATGCCAATATTGGTGTTCCTTTGGAAGCTAAGGTAATCAACAATGGTAAGGATCTATATGTAAAATGTATGTTGTGGCCTTGTCCACAAACAGAGGGGATTGTAAGGGCATATGAAGCTTTCAAAAAATACAATATTGATCGAACCATAGGCTTTTCCATTGAAGGAAAAAGCACTTATAAAGATCCATTCAATAAGAAAAGAATCCTGAAGGCAGATATTTCAGGGTTAGCGGTTACGTTTTGCCCCAAAAATAAAAACACCTTAATGAACATCATTAAGGGTGAATATGATACAGCTTATATAGGTGATAGTGATTTAGACTTATTGGATTTGGCTGATGAATATAAAGAATGGACTTCTGCAAAAGAGGGGGATGAATTTTATGGTAAAAAGGAAAATGTAAGGGAATTTCTTCAGAACAATCATGAAGATCATCTTCATTTATTAGATGAATTATTGGCTGTGGTGAATGGTCAAACAGAAAAAGCAATTGATACAGCGGCATTAGCTCCCGCTATGCCTGAATCAGTAGAACACAATCCAAAAGATATTTCAAAGAATTTTGTTAGTAATAATATTATTACTAATTTTGGAAAAGATTTGAAGAAATCAGAAATCTTCATTGCAATCGCAAATAAGTATCCGCAAACTTCCATCGCTGAACAAAAAAACATCTTCCAATTTGTAGGAGATGTATCATCAAAAATTTTTAAAATGGAAGTAGTAACTCCTGAATCATTACAAAAAGCATTTGATCTTTTAAATGAAGCTACTGCACTTGTTAAGGGTGAGCAATCAAATTCAGCAGATAACAACATTCAAAAAAGTGAATCCGCTATAGATTTTGAAAGTGATGAAGTTAAGAAGGCTGTAGAAATGGCAAGCTTCTTACAAAAAGGTGGGATGGAAAAGGAACAAGGTTGTGATTATTTAACTAAAGGTGGTTTTTCCTTGGAAGTTGCTCAGGCAAGTTGGGAAAAAGCCTTAAGTGCAACCCAATCACAGCAAAACGGTGGTGAAGTAAATACTCAGGAAGCTCCCATTGTAAAATCTGAAGAAATCACTGCTTTGGTAAAAAGTGAAATCAGTGATGCTTTGAATCCGGTAAATGGATCTTTGGAAAAAGTAAATGATGCTATTACCAAAGGTTTTGAAGGGTTGGGGCAAATTGTAAAATCCCTGCAACAGCAAAATGAAACTTTGGTTCAAAATAATACTGCTTTAGCACAACGTTTGGAAAAACTGGAATCTACGCCTGTAGGCAGAAAATCCATCCCTAATGCTCAGTTTGCAGAACGGTTTCAAAAGTCTCAAGATAGTGGAACAGCAGATGAAAACACCTACAATGTAACCGATCCACAGGATTTAAACCGTTTAACAGATGTGTTGTTTGAAACATACAATGAATTGCTTGAAAAAGGCAGAAAGAATGATGCTTCTTTGGTAGAGGGAACAATTAACACTATTGAATGCCATAAGCAAGTTCCTGAATATGCCTATAAATTCTTAGCACAAAGGGGTATTAAATTGGTTGCTCCTTCCAAATAATTTTCTCTCAAAAGGATAATTGCTAATCGCACATTACAGATCGTTTAATCGCAAAGAATGAAATTAATTATTAGAAGAAATGGTAACGTTAAACGATTACTCTTCAGACGCTTTAGGTGCAATGGGTGGTGGTGCATTTGCCAATGCTCAGGAAAGTGACCTGCTGAAAGCGATGCAGGCAGGGCAGATCACAGGTAGAGATACCACAGGTCTATCCTTAACTCAAGAACCTTTAAAGGTTGAATCATTAGAGAAAACTATCAAATTGTTGGAAAGCAGAACAAAGGATATTCAGTTGTTCAATGCTGTTCCAAAATTAACTGCCTATAATACAGTTGAAGAATTTCTTCAGTTGGAAAGCTATGGTAGCTTAGTTGGTGGTTTCTATGGTGAAGGTGCTTTGTCGGATGTACAGGATTCCAGCTACAAACGTAAGGCTGAAAAGGTTAAGTATGTGCAGGTAACAGGTGAAGTTACTTTGCAGGCACAAATGGTAAGATCCTACGTGGATGCCTACACTCAGGAAGTGAAGAATAAGGCAATGTGGATCATGAAAAAAGCCAATAGTGCTTTAACCAAAGCTAATTCAGGTGTTGTTCCTGAAGAATGGAACTCTTATTATGCCCAACATGCTTCTATTGGTGTTGGTGGTGATTTCCTGTATGCCACATTTGAAGATTACTACAACAGTGGTGTAGTAGTTGATTTGCGTGGTAAATCCTTAAAGCAAGGAAACGTAGAAGATGGCGCTTTGATCATTGATGGAAATTTTGGTAACGTAGATAGCGTATTTGCTCCTACAAGTGTTTTAAGTGCTTTAACCAAAGATTACTATGAAACACAACGTATCATGCAAGGTGGAAATGCTACCAAAATGGGTACAGGTAATATTAAGTCATTATCTACTACCATCGGTGACGTAAATATTATGACTGATAAGTTCATGCAGAAAAATCCACCTAAGAAATTGTCAACCCCTGCTGATAGCTTGAAAGCTCCCGCTGCTCCCAATGCTGTAGCTGTGGCTGTAGCCGCTGATGCGAAAAGCAAATATCAGGCAGGTGAGGCAGGTAATGTGTTCTATGCTGTAGCTGCTGTGAACAGCTTTGGTGAATCTGCCTTGATTTCTCATGGTGCTGCTGTAGCTATTTCTGCCGGAAATGCAACAGACATTACCATTACCGCAGGTGCAGGTGCAGTTGCAGGTACAGGTTATGTAATTTACCGTTCTAAAGTAGGTGCTGCTTCTGCTGCTACTGCTGATTTCTATCCGATCTTTAGAGTAGGTAATGCTGATGTAACCGCAGGTTTCAACGGTGGTGCAGCGGGTGTTGTTCGGGATCGTGGTTACTTCCTGCCTGATACTGAAGAAGCCTTTATTACTGAAATCAGTGATGAAGTTCTTTCCTTCAAACAGTTGGCTCCTTTGTCAAAATTGGATTTGGCTGTAATCAGTATGAGTAGAAGGTTCATTAGCTTTATGTTTGGTACACCAATTTTGTACACTCCTAAAAAGTTTGTACGGTATATCAACGTAAGCAGAACTTACACACCATAGTAAGAATTAGTAATAAAAAATATAAGGCAGAATGCAAATTCTGCCTTTTTTATTACTAACTTTATACCCTAATTATTAATAATCAAAATTTAAACATGGCACAATTCACATTGTATTCAACAGAACGCAAAAACAGCAAGGTAATCTTACTTCATTCAGGTGAAACATCTTTTAATGAACAGGGGGTGGCAGTAGTGGAACTGGAAAGTGAAGCGCAGTTACAGGATATGCTTAACTGCTATACCGATTTACAAGAAGTTCCTACAGGCGAACCTTTAAAAAATCAAACCAATGAAAACGAATTGGGAAAATCAAAGGATGAAGATAATGATCTAGGTGGTAATCAGGAAGATCCAAACGATATTACCGGATCAACTGCATCAAATGATGAAGTAGCTGCTCAATTAGATGCCTTATCACTTCCAGATCTAAAGCAATTAGCTACTGATAGTGGTTTTCCCGCTGAAGAGTGGGCTACCTTGAAAAAGGCTGAACTGAAAACCTATTTAGCTTCAAAATTGCAACCACAAGCTTAAGATTAAATGCCTACACTGAACCTATCCATCAAGTATAGTGTTGATACAAAAACGCCTTTTTCTGCACAGGATCTAAAGGATAAATTTCTTTCCCATTTACCTAATGATTTTAACTGCAATCAGTTTGTTTCAGATGAAACGATTGATTTTTACATTCAATCTGCAAAGGAACAGTTAGAAGCTTATTTGGGTATCAAAATTGGAAGGGAAGTGATCACAGAAAGGCATGATTTTATTGTTGATGATTGGGTTCAGTGGGGCTATATTAAAACTACATATCCGGTTCAATCCCCTGTATCACTTGCAGGTTATTTAGGGAATGTACAGCAGGTAGAATATCCTTTTGATTGGATTACAGTAAGGGAAACTTCTGATGGCAAAACTTTCAATAGGGAATTTAGAATAATGCCTATTGGAAGTGGGGCTACTTACAACAACACTTCAGCCTTATTTTTAGGATCTTTCAACCAACAACTTTCTTGGTGGAGGCAAAATAGGAACGTTCCTAATTACTGGAAATTAAAATATGTTACCGGATTTGTAAATGATGTAATTCCTACAGATATTTTGCAGGCATTAGGCATGATTGCCACTATTCCCATTTTAGGAATTATTTCTGATGCCTATACAGGCAAAAGAGGGTTAGGGTTTGGGGTAAGCTCCAAATCAATTTCCTTGGATGGATTAAGCCAATCGGTTTCATCCTTCAATTCAGGGCAAACCGGAATCTTTGGAGCAAGAATGAAGCAATACACAGAAGCTTTGTTTGGTGCAAATGGAAGAAGTGGATTGTTAGATACGCTGAAGGATGCGTATTCAGCTATTATATTCACCGTTTGTTAAATAATCTAATGGCAGGCTTACAGCAAACAACATATCAGGGATTAAGCAATAATACAAGGGCTGATTTTAACAGGTCAGATCTTGAAACTCTTATTTCCCAAAAGGGAAGGGAAGTTGTTTTAGAACGTTCACTTCAATGCCCATGCAAAGGGAAAAGTACCAACCAACAATCTAACTGTAAAAACTGTGGTGGAACAGGTTGGATCTTTATCAATCCGAGATCTACAAGAATGGTATTGCAGGGAATGAATATTACCCCTGATTACAAGGCTTGGAGCGAAGAGTTAAAGGGAGATCTTAAGGTAACAGCAAGTGATACTGAAGAAATCACTTTTATGGATCGGATCACTGTTATGGATGCCAAAGCTCTTTTTAATGAAGTGTTGTTTTTTAAAACAAGGGGTGCAAACACCTTTGCCTTCACCTCTTACTACATCAAAGAAATTAAATACGTTGGTTATTTTAAAGGAACGGATCAGCCACTTCAAAAATTGGTAGAAGGAGTGGATTACACCTTTACTAAGAACGTGGTAAAAATCATCAATCCTGCTATCATACCTGTACAGGGTGAAATTTCGGTAACAATCCGGTATGTACATGCACCTCAATACCTGATGATAGATATGAAGAGGGAAAGTATGGAAACATACGTAATAGAAGGAACGGAAAAAATGGTTCATCTTCCCATTTCAGGAACAGCCAGAAGGCAGCATTATATTTTAGGCGCACCTAATTTGAACGGTGATAACATCCTATCTAACAATTATGAAGAGGTGGCAGTAATCGCTTCAAATCAAAATTGTTAGTATGATAATCCCTATTTATATTGACACCTCTAGTATTCAGGATTCTTTTTCTTCCCTAGATCATGAAGCTATTGATAATATATGTGATAACATAGCTAAAACCCTTGCAGCTAGGTATGCACAACAGTTAAAATCAGAGGCAACCCATTCCCTGCATCAAACCAAAAAAAGATACATTGATGCTATCAATGTGGTGAATACTGGAAGGATGGAAGGAACGGTAGTTTTGGAATATTCGCTAGATCCATTGGTAAGAATGATTGAAGAGGGTGCAAGTGCATGGGATATGAAAGAAGGGATGCTTTCAAGCCAAAAAGCTAAAATCAGTAAAAACGGTGGCAGGTATATAACCATTCCCTTCAGGATCGGTTCAGCGGGTGCAGTGGGGGAAAGTGATGTATTTTCCAATGTAATGCCAAATGAAGTATATGAAGTGGCAAAACAGTTGGAAGTACCTAAAGGTGGCAACAGTCAGCAATTAACCACAAAGGATTTGCCTGCACAATACCAATCCCCTGCAAAAAGGGCTGAAATAAAGGATAGCGCAGGTAAAACCCTGTTTAATGAATATGTACATAAATCTTCTATTTATGCGGGTATGTTCAGATCTAATGATGCTAAAACAGGTCAGAATACCTATAGATCATTTAGAAGGATCAGTGAAGAATTAATTAGTCCTGAAGGCAATAAAACAGGCAGTGATCCGGATTCATGGATACACAAAGGGATTGAGCAGTACAATTTGATAAGTAAGGCACTAGGGAATTTTAATCAGGATAGGGAAGTAGAAACTGCTTTAAATAGGGAATTTCAAAAGTTAAACTTAATGTAATGGATCAATTAGTAGTTATACCGGAATTTATTTTATTCAACATCATCAACAGGTGTTTAAATTACCTAAGAACGGATTACGCCAATCAAACAGATAAAAACTTATCATTCTTAAACATGGTATTGAATGGCAATTCCATTGAACGCTATGATTTAGCAACACAGGCTAAAAAGGTGTTTATTGATAACGATGAAACAAATGATAGGTTTTTAGAAGTGCATATGATGTTTAATATGCAAAGGGAAGGATTGCCTACCATTCACCTTACCCTTCCTTCAGAACAAACACAAACAGGTGGCAATGGAATAGGATCAGATGAAGGGTATAAAGATCCTGTATTTATAGATACAACCTATAATGATGATGAAACGATAAAGGAAAATGGTTGGGCTGCACCTGTATATACAAGAAGATTTCAATCCACCTACAACATTGTAATTACAAGCGATAATAGCAATGAGGTGATTTTAATCTACCATACCTTAAGGGCGTTGCTAATTTCCCTGATTCCTTCCATTAGTTTAGAGGGGTTGGAAAATGTTGCTTTTGGTGGGCAGGATGTTCAATTGTATCAGGGGATGGCTAATAAAAATATGTATATAAGGGCAATTTCCGTTACCCTTCAATATGATACTTCAGCACCTAATATCTTTCATAAGAACTTTGTTAACGATATGACAGCAAAAGGAAAGCTAATTGAAGGATAAATTTTTATTAATAATGTTTTATTAGTAAAAAATTACTAATTTTACACTAAATAACAATACCGCAAATCAAAATCGCCAAGTAATGAAATATAATAATCCAAGATGGCAACAAAGGTTTTGGTTAACGGTAAATACACTTCAAGGGCAGGGGTTTATTCTGTAATTAAAAGTGCAATTAAAAACCCTTCTACACAAAATTCATACGGCAATGTATTGATTATAGATGATGGCATTGGTGCAGGTTACGGTGGTGGATCGGGTATCAATGGAGCTTACAAAAATGGTGTAGATGCTATTTATCAGTTTGAAGATCCTAAAACTTTCCAATCCTTTGTGAAGGGTGGTGAGCTTTATAATTTAGCCAATCCACTTTTCAATCCTTCAGGAAGTCAAAAGGGAGTATCTAAATTATTCTTTATTCGTGCT